TCTAAAGCATGGGCACTACTGAAATGGTGCATGGTCGCAGGGATCCACGCCTCACCCGCAAATACAAGGCACAACGCTTGGTAGTATTATCAAGAGATGGCTACACCTGTGTTTATTGTGGGCAGGACGCTACAACCGTGGATCACATAGTGCCTATTACAAACGGAGGCGATCCGATCAGCTTGGATAATATGATCGCATGTTGTAAGCGCTGCAACTCAAGCAAGGGATCACGCTCTCAAGGCGTTTTTTTAGCTAAGACGTCTACCCCCCCTGCCTTTTCAACCTATGCCTCCCCAAAAACGACCAGTACGATCCCTACAGGCCCATGCGAGGGCCAAACTAGTCAGGATTGATGGGGATATGACCCGAAAGAAAAAACCTCTTATGGGGGCTACCAAGCCTCGCCTCCACTCGCCACTACTCAAAGGCAAATCTCGGGGTATTGAGATCGCTCAGCTGGCAGACTCTATAGAGATGCCGCTTTTACCTTGGCAAAAATTTGTCATAGACGATATGTGTATGGTGGATAAAGATAATATGTTTATCCGCAAAACAAACCTAATTTTAGTAGCCCGGCAACAGGGTAAAACTCACCTTGCCCGGATGATGATGCTGGGGCATATGTTTTTATTTGATAGCCCTAACGTGCTAATGATGAGCTCTAATAGATCGATGGCTTTAGATACCTTTAGGCAGATTTGCTCGGCTATCGAGAGCAACGATTGGATGAGTAAACAGGTTAAACAGATCCGGTATGCCAACGGCACCGAGTCCATAGAATTAAAAAATGGAAATAGGCTCGATGTGGTCGCGGCAACTAGAGACGGAAGCCGCGGCAGGTCGGCCTCATATTTATACGTGGATGAAATCCGTGAAATCTCGGAGGAGGGTTTTAGAGCTGCAACCCCTACGACTAGAGCTAAACCAAATGCTCAAACCCTACTCACGAGTAACGCCGGGGACTCGTTTAGTACCGTGCTTAATGATCTACGCGAAAGAGCTATGAGTTTCCCGCCTAAATCATTTGGCTTTTATGAATACTCAGCGCCTCAATTTGCCAAGATAACAGATCGTAATGCGTGGGCTATGGCTAACCCGGCGCTTGGATATACGGTGTCGGAGTCATCGCTTGAGGAAGCGGTGGCTACTCAGCCAATTGAGACTACAAAAACCGAGTTACTTTGCCAATGGATCTCCAGCACGAGCAGCCCTTGGCCGCATATGGCGGTCGAGGATGCCAGCGATAAAGATCTAAAATTGTCGGTCGGCCCTCTTACCGTTTTTGCTTTTGACGTTAGTCCCAGCCGTAGAGACGGCTCGTTATGTATGGGCCAAGTCCTCGAGGATGGCCGTATTGGTGTGGCCGTATTAGAGATATTTCACTCGGACGTATCTATCGATGAGTTATTTGTAGCTAATGCGATCGCTAAATGGGCCAAAATTTATTATCCTCGACAAGTGGCCTACGACAAATACACAACCGCCTCTATCGCTAAACGCCTTGAGTCCAACGGTATACAGATCACCGACATATCAGGCCAAAAGGGGTATCAGGCATCCGGCGATTTATACGAGGCGCTAGCCAATAAGAGGCTTGTCCACTCCGGGCAGGATCAGCTTGTTAGCCATATGGCTAATTGTGCAGCTAAGGAGTCAGACTCATCGTGGCGCATCATCCGGAGAAAATCAGCCGGGCCGGTAGACATAGCTATAAATTTAAGTTTTATCGTCCACATCCTGAGTCAGCCCATGGGTGAGGCTAAAGTTTACGTATAGAGACACGCCACGTAATACCTGATTTTATCCTTGACAATTTGAGAAAATCCCTCTCATGGGAATACTCCAAACTCTAGGGTTTAAGTCAGCTGAAAAGCCGACTATCGAGGCTCAATATGCACCCGCCGTAATGAGCACACAATACGGCTACGGATCATTTAATACCGGCTCTACTTATGGATATAACACGAGCGGTATAGATCGCAATTTTGCTTTACAGGTAGCAAGTGTTAGCCGCTGCCGTAATTTAATCGCTGGAGTTATTTCCGGTATTGATCTAGCACTTTATAAAAAATCAACAGGCGAAAAATTAGGATCTCCAATTTGGTTAGAGCAACCGGATCTACGCCAACCGCGCAGCGTTACTATCGCGGCAACTGTTGATAGTTTAATTTTTTACGGATGCGCTTATTGGCGCGTAACCTCTTTGTATGCAGACGATGGCCGTCCCTCAGGCTTTGAGTGGGTAGCAAATAATCGCGTTACTTACACTACAAATAAATTTGGTACAGAGATCGAGGATTATTTTGTCGATGGTATTAAAGTACCAATGGGCGGTATCGGATCTCTTGTTACTTTCCAAGGCCTAACACCTGGGGTATTAGATACCGCAGGAGTAACTATTAAAGCGGCTTTTGATATACAAAGAGCTGCCGCTGTTAGCGCTGCTACACCAATGGCAACTACAGTATTAAAAAATAACGGCGCTGATCTACCGGAGTCTCAAGTGCAAGGCTTACTAGCCTCATGGAAAGCAAGTAGAGCCTCACGATCAACGGCGTATTTAACTAGCACTCTTAGCGTAGAAAATATCGGATTTAGTCCTAAAGATATGATGTATAACGAGGCATCTCAATACTTAGCTACTGAGATCGCTCGCGCTATGAACGTACCCGCCTATTATATTTCTGCCGATATGAATAACAGCATGACATACCAAAATATTTTAGACGGCCGTAAAGAATTTATGGCGTACTCACTACAGCCATATATTTGTGCAATCGAGGATCGTCTCTCAATGAACGATATTACTAACTCACAAAATCAGGTACGTTTTGCGGTCGATGACTCGTTTTTGCGTGCCGATGCTAGAGAGCGTTTAGATATTATCGAAAAAATGTTAAACCTAGATTTAATTGACGTTAATCAAGCTAGACAAATGGAGCAACTAACACCGCTAGGAGATGCAAGTGCTACTAACGTTTAATCAAGAGATACAGGCAGCCGACACAGAGCGCCGGATCGTATCGGGGCTAATAGCTCCATATGGTGAGGTCGGTTATACCTCCGCTGGCGCTGTTGTATTTGAGCGAGGATCTATCACTATCCCGGATGCAACTAAAATAAAATTACTATCTCAACACCAACAGGATAAGCCAGTAGGTCGCGCGATCTCATTTAGCGACTCTACCGAGGGCGTATATGGATCCTTTAAGTTATCGAGCAGCACTCGAGGACAAGATGCGCTCGTATTAGCTCAGGAAAACCTAGTAAGCGGCTTATCCGTAGGGGTCGATGTTACGGCCTCTAAGCCAATGGGCGATTACCTGTTGGTAACGGCTGCCGTCCTGAAAGAGGTATCGCTCGTAGAGAGCGCTGCCTTTAGTAGCGCATCCGTAACTGATATTGCAGCGGCTCGAGCAGCACTCGAAGCAGCTACAAGCACAAGCACAAAAACCACAACGATAAATACGACAATCGTAGAGATCGAAACAGAAACCGAAAGCGAGGAAGCTGTGACTACAGCCCCAGAAAATACACCGGAGGAGACTCCGGTAGATACACCGGTCGAGGCTGAAAAGGTCGAGGCCGCTCGTAAAATCATCCGTCCATCCGTACTAGACTCTCAGCGAGTCCGTACACCTATTGTCTCAATGGGTGCTTACACAGAGCACAAGATCAAGGCCGCACTCGGCAACGAGGACTCAAAGCTATACGTCACAGCTGCCGATGACTCTTTCGCTACAAACCCTGCATTTTCACCAACTCAATACCTATCGGAATTCCCAACAAATACACGTTTTGGTACACCTGCTATCGATGCCTGCTCACGCGGTACTTTGCCGGCTAATGGTATGACGATCAACGTGCCGTCACTCGTGACCTCAGCCGGAGGCGGTACAGGCGTAGCACCTGTAGTAACTGTTGAGCTTGAAGCTGGAGCGGTACAAAATACTGGGATGGAAACGGCTTACCTAACAGGTACCGTATCTAAGTACGCAGGCATGAATACGATCAGCGTAGAATTACTAGAGCGCTCAGATCCTAATTTCTATGCAGAGCTAACAAATCAGCTCCAAAATGCTTACCTTAAGACACTTGATACAACAGTATTAAATGCTCTTATCGCTGCTGGCCAATACAGCTCAGGATGCGATGCAGACTCAGCCGGTATTATTGAATTTGCTAGTGATGCAGCTCGTAAGGTCTACGAAGCTACCGGTTATTTTGCTAATAACTACGTGGCCAATGGATCACAATGGCAGCTACTAATGGGCGCTACAGATACAACCGGACGTCCAATCTACTCAGCATCTCAGCCGATGAACGCAGGCGGTCTAACACAACCCGGCTCAATCCGCGGTAACGTGCTAGGTCTTGATCTGTATGTTGATAAAAACTTTACAGCTACTACAACTATCGATGACTCAGCTGTGATCCTTGCACCTGAGGCGTTTACCGTTTATCAGAGCCCAACAGCTTATATGAGCGTAAACGTTGTATCTAACCTACAGGTACAGGTCGCTATCTATGGCTACATGGCAACAATCGCCAAAATGCCTAAGGGTATCGTTAAGTTTAACCTCAACTAATAACAACTAATAGTCGGTAGCCCTCTTAGCCCTTTGAGGGCTACCGGCCCTAGTAAGTAAAGGAGTAAATAAGTGCCAGCGACATACGTAACCGAAGCCGAGCTAAGAGCTAACCTCGGTATCGAAAATCTATATTCGTCCGATATTGTCGAGACATGTTGCCAAGCTGCACAAGATTTACTCAACCAATTTTTATGGTTTGACTCAGCTCCAGTAGTAGGCACAACTTTACAAAACAATGTCGCTACCGTGATGGTCGCTAACCCTGCAATCTTTAGCACCGGAGACTCTGTAACCTTGAGCGGATGCGGCTCAACCTATAACGGCACCTACACAATTACCGGCACGCTCCCATGGTCTGCCGGCACTACTAATAATTTTCCATCTATAGCGTGGAATACCTACGCCTTTAACTGGCCTAAGGGATATAGCTTTATTCAATTTACTAAAGTAGCCGCTAACGCTAATTTTACGCGCGTGTTGCCTTATGGATCAGCTGTAGGAGCCGATACAAAAACTAACTCTTATGCAACTACTCCGGCAATCCGTGAGGCCGCGATGATCTTGGCCGTAGACATTTTCCAAGCCCGGCAGGTCTCACAAACCGGCGGCGTATCGGTAGATGGTTTTAGCCCGAGCCCATACAGGATGGGTAACAGCATGATCGGCAAGATCCGCGGGCTCATCTCGGGCTACCAAAATCCCGGGAGTATGTGCGGATAATGCCTACAGCCATAACTACGCTAAGAGCCTCACTAGCTGCCGCTCTTGCTAACCCTAACGTTTGGAATACCTATAGCTTTCCGCCGGCCACAATCACGGCTAACAGCGTTATCGTTGCTCCGGCAGACGATTACATCACTCCGAGCAATAACACATATGCGGCAATCTCGCCTATGGCTAACCTTAAAATTATTATGACCGTGCCGTTATTTTCTAATGAGGGAAACCTTAACGGTATCGAGACTATGGCCGTAGCTGTATTTAACAAGCTGGCGGCCTCAAGTATAAAAATGAACGTTGGCGCTATGAGTGCTCCATCCGTACTAGAGGTACAAAGTGGATCCCTTTTAACCGCTGATTTCTCTATATCAACCCTAACGAGCTGGAGCTAACTATGTCTGACCTAACACCTGAGGATTTGGCTTTTCTGAAAAAGATAGGTCAAGTCGAAACACCAACACCAAAACCAATAGCCAAGAAAGACGAGGAATAAATCGTGGCAATTTTTCTAAATAATAAGGTCGGCTTTAAGGTCGGCGCTACACCTGTAGATTTTTCAGATCACGTAACTAACTTTACGCTGACTCAACAGGCCGATCAGCTCGAGGTTACAGCTATGGGCGATACCGCGCATAAATTTGTAACTGGGCTATCAGCTGACACGATCACAGTAACGCTACTTAACGACACAGCGGCAGGATCTATTTTGGCAACGCTACAAGCTGCATACGGTACTACCGTGGCATTTAAGGCGATCCAAGACTCAACAGCTGCCGTATCTGCTAGCAACGTTTTGTATACCGGTACGATTTTGATCGACAACCTAACTCCAATTAACGGCGCTGTTGCCGATGAGGCCATGATGGATCTTACATTTACTTGTAACTCCAAGACGGCTATCGCATCAACCGGTACATGGTAAATCCAACTAACTAACTAAGGGGCAAAAAATGGCTAAATTAAAGATCGTGCGTAATGATGGTACCGAGCTTGTAGGAGAGATTACTCCATCCGTGGAGTACGCTTTTGAGCAATTTTACAAGATCGGTTTTCATCGTGCTTTCCGTGAGGAAGAAAAGCAATCAATGGTCTACTACTTGGCTTGGGAAATTACAAAGCGTGCGGGTGAAGCACCAAAACCATTTGGCGAGGCCTTTATAGATACGTTAAAAAGCGTAACTGTTGAGGACTCCGACCCTTTAGCTTAAAGCGGGATCTCCCTTTCACTTACCTAATTGCTCGCCTGAGCATAAGGCTAGGACTCCCGCCGCAAGCGCTTTTGGATCTTGATAAAAATATGCTCGATGCTTTATTGCAGGGGCTAAAGGATGAGGCTAGGGAGGTAGAGGATGCCAGCAAGCGTAAAAGGCGCTATTGAGTTACGCAAAGCTCTACGCAAATTTTCCCCTGATCTAGCTAAAGAAACTCAAAAAGAGTTAGCCGGTATCTTACGAGTAATAACCGTTAAGGCTCGCGGCTTTATACCTGCCACGCCTCCGCTTAGCGGCTGGGGATCCGGTGGCGGGTATTTCCCTACCTATAACGCCTCCGAGGCGCGTAGAGGTATCGGTTACAAAGCTACGCCATCCAAGGTTAATAGCCGCGGTTTTAGATCACTTGCTCGCATATTTAATAAAAGTGCCGCCGGTGCTATCTATGAGACAGCTGGACGTAAAAACCCTCAGGGCAGATCACAGGCTCCACTAGCTACGGTCGTTTTACCGGGTCATAAAAATTTTGGTAAGCAAATTAGATCCGGTAGCAAAAACCAATCGCTCTCCAATAACCCTAATGCTGGCAACCAATTTATAGATGCAATAAATAGCACCGGGCAGATAGTAAACGCTTACGTAAGGCAAGAGGGCCAAGCCGGGCGAGCTAGTACCAAGATGCGAGGCCGCGCAATCTTTAGAGCGTGGGCAGAGGATCAGGGTAAAACTCAAGCCGCCGTATTAAAGGCTATCGAGACAGCTGCCGCTAAACTTAACGCAACGGCGAAAGGTTAAACCATGTCGGTAATTATAGATATTGCAGCGGAATTTACCGGCAACAAAGCATTTAAGAAAGCCGAGACGAGCACCGACAAGCTGGGCAAAAGTGTTAAAAACCTTGGCCGGAGTCTTGGCTTAGCCCTTAGCGTTGGCGCTGTATTGGCATTTGGTAAGGCAGCCGTTAAGGCTGCCATGGAGGACGAAAAGGCTCAAAAGCAACTAGCTCTAGCTCTTAAAAACGTAGGCCTAGGTAGAGACGTAGCGGCCTCTGAGGCCTACATCCAAAAACTATCCACAGAGTTTGGAATTGTAGACGATCAGCTACGACCTGCCTATCAGGCTTTAGCCGTTGCTACAGGAGATAGCGCACAATCTCAAAAACTCTTAATGCTGGCTTTAGATATATCCGCATCGACCGGTAAAGATTTATCTAGCGTTACTGGAGCACTTTCTAAGGCTTACCTCGGTAACAATACAGCGCTTGGTAAATTGGGCGTAGGCATATCAAAGGCTGATCTTAAGGCTGGAAACTTTAACGATATTATTGACAAATTAGCCAAGACTTTTAAGGGCGCTGCCTCTGCCTCGGCCGATACCTTTGCCGGAAAAATGGCTAAATTAACGGTATCCATCGATAACGCAAAAGAGACTTTAGGTAAAGGTCTTATAGATAGTTTTATGATCCTTACCGAGTCTGCAAATATCGAGGAGCTACAGCTTAAGATCGAGGAATTTGCTACCTCTGCCAGCGAGAATTTTAAGAAACTTGCAGGTTTTCTAAAAGAAAATGAGGTATTACTAAAAAGCATTTTTGCCATATTAGCCGCTACTTATGTCTCTACAAAAATTTTAGTCGGTGTGGCTGCAACGATAACCGCTATTGGCACTCTTAATAAAGCATATAAGGCCCTACGCGCTACGGCACTCGCTACCGCTATCGCTGAAATGTTTGCCCTTAATCCTTACGGTGCTGCCTTTATGGTCGCTGGTATGGTGGCACTTATTGGTATAACTATTAAAGGCGTTGATGCGCTTACTGAGGCTTGGAATAACGCCGATGCTGCAAAAAATAAGGCGCTGGATCCTTTTGCCGAGTCCGGTCTAGGTCATTTAAGAGAGCTCGAGTCTCGATATAACAACGCTGCCCTCAAAGAGAGTAAAAAACTTACAGCTGAGGAATTAAAAAAACTTAGTGCCAAGAGGCTACAACTAGCCATCGATAAGGCTAGATTAGCCCTCGGTAAAGGCGAGGATGCTTTTGATATTAACAAGATCCAACTCGCCGCAGCTACCGCAAATACAGCTCGCCAATTAGGCGAGATAACCAATCAAGCCCAGCTCTTACAAATCACTAATGACCTTGCTCGCCTCCGGGTTAAGCAAAGTATGAGCGATTTAGAGGATGCAATCGCGGCAAAAGATATAGTAGCTATTGAGGCTGGTACCGCCAAGCTAAATAAGGATCTGCTGATCCTTAGCGCTTTGACTAATCAAAAACTTAAACTTGTAGAGATCGAGTCTATTCTTAAGGATATTGCCCCTAAGGATCTAATTAGCATATCTAACCTTGAAAAGGCTATCGCTCTGTTAAAGGTTATCGCCGATATGGAAAGCGGCAAAATGCCAACTCACGCGGCCCCTATCTTGAGCGATCCAAATGCCAGCCCTAAAGGTTTCCCTACAGCTGTTGCAATAAACGATGCACTTGCTAATGGCAGCTTTGTACCTGTTGTACCGGGTACAGGCGGCGTATATGGTGGTAGCGGTCGAGCCGGAGATTATGCCTCTAGTGGTTTCCCGGGGTCTGCCATGGGCTACGCGGGTAGTAACGTAAATATCACTATTAACGCGGGTCTAGGTACAGATCCCGAGGAGCTGGCCCGAGTGGTAGAAAACGTATTCAACCAATCAGGGCAAAGAGGTACCTCCACTAACCGCGACTCTGGAGTTTATGTATTATGACGTGGCTACCTGAGTGGAGAATAACCATAGGTACCACGGTTTACGACACCGTACTAAGCGTAACTATGGCAACAGGTCGAGATGATATTGATCTCCAATGCAACGCCGGCTATGCACGGTTAGATATTGTCAATACAACTAACCTACCTTTTGATATTGACGTTACCGATGTTTTGACCCTTGAATTAAAAAACAGCTCCGGCACTTATATACCTGTATTTGGTGGCGCCGTATCGGATTTTGGCATATCCGTACGATCTCCCGAGGAAACAGGATTTATAACAATCGGTAATATATTGGCTGTTGGATCTTTGGCCAAATTAACTAAGGCCCTTTTCCCGGATGCCTTGGCTAAAACCGAGGACGGTAATCAGATTTACGACATACTTAACGAGCTACTTATTAACTCTTGGTCTGAGGTAGCCCCAGCTTTACAATGGAATACTTACGATCCTACGACAACGTGGGCCAATGCAGAAAACGTAGGACTCGGCGAGATCGATCAGCCTGGACTATATGAGATGATTTCGAGAGCTGCCGATCCATTTAGTAGCTATAACCTTTGTGCCCAAATTGCACAAAGCGCTCTCGGTAATATGTACGAGGATAAAGCCGGGCGGGTCTGTTATGCCGATGCCGATCACCGGACAGCCTATTTATCTACTAATGGCTACACGACTATCTCGGCCAGTTACGCAACTCCCTCTAGTATTAAATCTATTTTGCAGATAGGAAAAATCCGTAACTCTTTAGTATTTAAGTATGGTAATAACTACGCCAATACAGCTACAGCCATAGATACAGACTCGGTAGCCAATTACGGCAGGTATCAGCGGGACGTTAGCTCTAACCTACACAATTTATCCGATGTAAATACCGTAATGGCTAGAGAGCTTGGCCTACGCGCTATCCCTAGAGAGCAGCTACAAAGCCTAACTTTCAGATTAGATAACTCAGCTCTGCCCGATGCCGAGCGTAATAAACTCATAGACGTTTTTTTTGGCCAGCCAATGATTATTAACGATCTACCGATCAATATGTTTAACGGCTCATTTAATGGCTTTGTGGAGGGCTTTTCTATTAAAGCTACACCGGCATATGTTGATATGACCCTAACCTTAAGCCCTACAGATTTCTCTCTAGTCGCGCCACAATGGGACACGGTGAGCCCGCCTAGCCTGATTTGGACAGGTGTAAACGCTACACTTGAGTGGGAAAACGCATTTGGAGGTTTAACGTAATGGCAACTACTACGCCTAATTTTGGATGGCCGGTACCTACGAGCACCGACCTAGTTAAAGATGGAGCTACGGCTATAGAGGCACTAGGTGACTCGATCGATGCCTCAATGCTTGATCTTAAGGGCGGCACTACTGGACAGGTATTAGCAAAAAATACTAATACAGATATGGATTTTGTTTGGTCAGCGGCAGCTGCCGGTGATGTAACGCTTAATGGTACGCAGACACTTACAAATAAAACTCTTACAAGTCCTGAGGAAACTATAACTATCAGCGCTACAGCTGCGACAGGTACTATAAATTTTAATTTTGTAACTCAGGCCATTTTATATTACACAACTAACGCTAGTGGTAATTTTACTCTTAACTTTAGAGGTGATGGATCTACTACTCTTAACTCTCTTATGTCTGTAGGTCAATCTGTAAGCGCAGTTTTCTTAAATACTAATGGTGCCACCGCTTATTACGCATCGGCTTTTCAAGTGGATGGCTCAAGTGTTACACCGAAATGGTCAGGCGGTACAGCTCCAGCGGCAGGTAACGCTAGCTCCATAGACTCATACTCTTTTACGATTATTAAAACGGCAAATGCCACGTTTACAGTTTTAGCCGGAGGGGCGGTTAAATTCGCATGAGTCCACTACTTACTGGTTTTCCATTTGTGCAAGGCGGTACTAGCGGTACGCCATTAGCAACTGTCACAGGATCTACAGGATCTCCAACTATTGACACTACAAGCCGGCCCGGAAAGACAATCTATAAATTTACTGGATCGGGCACAATCACAATCGGTGTGGCTGGATCATGTGAAATTCTTGTTGTTGGCGGCGGTGGATCTGGTGCATTTTCCGGGCCAACCGCAGGCAGCACAAACGGCGGTGGTGGTGCGGGTGGTTATATTTATACAACATCGGCATTTTTATCGGCTGGCTCACAAACCATCACAGTAGGTGCAGGTGGGGCAGCGGCAGGTGGCGGCGGCGGTGGTAGCAAAATAGGAACGATTTATTACACTTCAGGCGGCGGCGGTTGCACATCTGGTACGGCTGGTGTCGCTGGTGCAAGTGGCGGCGGCGGTGGTGCAGGATCAGGCGGCGGCTCTGCTTCATTTGCAGGTGGCGCAGCTAATGGCGGCGGCGCAGGAAACGCTGGCGGGTCAGGTTTTTTTGCAGGTGGTGGTAACACTAACAACCGAGGCGGCGGCGGTGGCGGATCAGGCGGCGCGGGTGGCAACGCTTCATCAGGTACATCCGGCACAGGCGGCGCTGGTACAGCCAATTCAATAACAGGATCGTCAGTTACTTACGCGGCTGGTCGTGCGGGCGATAGTGCCACAAGCGGATCAGCCAATACAGGAGATGGCGGCGGCGGAAATGGGAGCACTCCAACAGGCGGCTCGGGTTTCGTAGTTATAGTGATTGGATAAAGTCATGGCACATTTTGCAAAAATAGATGAAAACAATATCGTTACGCAGGTTATTGTAATTGCTAATGATGTTTTATTGGATGAGAATTTAATCGAGCAAGAGTCAATCGGAGCACAATTTTGTGCCGATACTTTTGGTGGCACGTGGATCCAAACAAGCTACAACAATAACTTTAGAGGCGTTTATGCAGGTATCGGATATAAATACGATCCTGATTTGGATATTTTTATAAAGCCCGAGATCGTTTATTCTGAGGATACAGATGGAGACTAGCTACAACGGCTACCCAGCATCTAAAGATGCGGCAGAGATAAAAATAAAGTCCTACCCTGTAAAGGGTACGGATCGTAAAATAAGGTGTGCCGAGAGTGTGGGCCCACTCTTGGCCGCTTTTGCCGCTGAGTTTCACGAGCTGATCGAGCCAATAGACGAGGGCACTTTTGACGATTGGGGCTATGCCTACAGGATGGTTAGAGGCAATCCGACTAAGCTCTCTTGTCACTCATCCGGCACGGCTATCGATCTCAATGCTACAAAGCATCCTCTCGGCAAGGCTGGGACTTTCCCAGCTGAAAAAATACCTATGATCCGGGCGCTGGCAAAAAAATACGGCCTCAAGTGGGGCGGCGATTTTAAGACACGGCCGGACGATATGCATTTCGAGGTCGAGGTGACACCAACCAAGGCTAAGGCCCTAATCTCTAGTTTAGGTTTAGAGTAATACAAATCCTAAAGGGCACTTAGGAGCAACAAATGAAAGAGCAAGCAATAGCGGTAGGTAAGTCCTATCTAAGATCAGCTGTAGCGTGTGCGGCAGCTCTTTATATGAGCGGTATTACCGATCCAAAAGTATTAGCTAATGCGTTTATCGCTGGGCTAATCGGGCCACTACTTAAGGCCGTACAACCGTCCGAGGGACAGTTTGGCGTAACTAAGTAATGGAAAGAGCCCAGCTTGTAATTGGTATTACCTTGGGGGTAATTACTATTTTGGGGTTATGGGCTGGGCTCATCCGTAAACTGGTTATGTATTACTTATCCGAGCTAAAGCCTGACGGCAACGGCGGCCATAACCTAGCCGGGCGCGTTGAGCGTATAGAGCAGCGGGTAGATCGCATCTATGAGATTTTGCTCGAGGACAGGTTAGCCAAGTAGCGACACGCCAATAGGCTTTGTGCTTTGCTTTCTGACAAACAGCCCTCATACTGATACTACAAACGCTGAGAGGGCTACTCGGTTAGTAGCTTGATCGGCCTTAACAAAGGGCTAATAATGAATAGTTTAGATATATTGGTAGGCCTTGGAGCTTGTGCTCTAGGCTTTTTATTTATGGTGTTGGGTTACTCCATCGGATACCGCGAGGGCCACGGCGAGGGTTTTGTACGAGGCCGCGCTATCGCTAAAGCTCTTAAAGAGAGCGAGTTAATCTAATGGGGTTTTTAGATAACTACGAGGATGTAAACGCACGTATTAAGCGCTTTAGATCAGAGTATCCAGCCGGGCGATTAGTAGCTTATATTGAGGATATCGATCTAATCAAAGGCACGATATTAGTAAAGGCTGAGGCCTATCGTGAGTACGAGGACAACGTGCCAAGCGCCGTAGATTACGCATTTGGTAACGTCTCGACTTATCCAAACAATATGAAAAAATGGTTTATCGAGGACACAATTACAAGCGCTTACGGTCGCGTGATCGGTCTATTAACTCCCAGCCTTGAGCATAACTCGCGGCCTACCGTCCAAGATATGCAAAAGGTAGAGACTTTACCGGCTGACTCTGATCCATGGAGCACTAAAGCATCTATAGAGGATATGTCTACGATGGCTACGGCTATTCTCGAGATCGGTACGCAGCTGGGAGGCGAGCTAGTCGCTGAGGCCCCTCGTTGTCCTCATGGCACGATGATCTGGGCCGAGGGTACGGCTAAGAGCACCGGTAAGCCGTGGGCTGCTTACAAGTGCACCGAAAAGGTACGAGCTAATCAATGCCAACCTTATTGGCACGTACTCGGATCAGACGGTAAATGGAAGCCTCAGGTATAGACATGGGAGAGCTAACTTTTATTAAAGATGGCGTATCTACAACGATCCACGATAACGGCGAGGTGACGGTACTTAAGGTTATTTTGTGCGATGAGTGCGAAAAATACGTTACTCCGCTTGGGGGATGGTTTGTTAGAGATCACTCCGGCGAAATCGTTATGTGGCTGTGTGCAGAGTGTCGGGCGTAGCTAAGGTAATACTCGATCGATCGCAGGAGGTAGCGGCCCATCGAGTAGGACTAGAGCGCACAATCGTACGTAATGCCAATACAAGCGATGCGAGTAATTTTGGCCAAGTCTATAAAAACTGGCATGAGCTTGTATGGCAGGAGGCCGAGGGCGCATCAGCTGAGACAGCTGTAGCTAATTATTTTGGCGATTATGCTTTTGTGCCAAAAATACACAATGCCCACGAGGAGGCAGACGTAGGCGAAAATATAGAGGTTAAGTGGACAAAGCACGCTAACGGCCATTTAATCCTACAAAACCGAGGCCCGGGCCGTCCTAATGATGTAGCTATATTAGTTACCGGATGGAGTCCGGTATATATCCTCTTGGGATGGATGCCGGTGCATATGGCTAAAGTCCCAAAATATAAGCATCCTTATCAGGATAACTACTGGGTGCCTCGATCTAATCTCTTTGAGATGCAATACCTAAAGAGGTCACAATATGGCGTATAAAACTAAGTGCCGGTTATGTGCAAAAGTGACCGAGCATATAGAGCGTGTCGTGACCGATAACCTACCTCCATACGTTAAGGCGCTCCAATGCGTTAAATGCGGCGTTATGGGGATCGTAATGATGGAGGATGTAAATGACAGTAATTAGGCCAGGCTGTGTTTATTGTGGGATGTTTCACGATCCCAAAACGTGTAATTATCAGCTTATATTACTCATCGAGTCATATATAGAAAAGCACGTGGGATTAGATCCAGCTGCACTAGCTGAGGAGATAAGTAAGGCAGGTTATATCCGTGCCAATGTATGAGTATGAGTGTTTATTGTGCAATATTCGTTATGAGCTAGAGCAGCCGATCACGTCCAACGCAGCGCCGCTATGTTGTGGTACTCATATGAGGCAGATTTACCACGCTCCGGGCATATCGTTTAAGGGTAAAGGCTGGGGTAAAGATGTGTAATAGTTATCCACAGGAGTTATCCACAAGTGTTAAAAACCTGTGGGACACGCTCAAGAGCACGCTCATACTTGACCGGTATTTGACTAAGGGGCTACGCTCCATACTCGCAGGCGAGCCGCTACCGCGGTTAGCTCGCAGGCGTAGTTTGGTGCTTATGGCCGGGCTATTGCTATTTAGCAATATGCCTGCATCACAAGCTATAAACACATACAGAGATAAAGAAAACTACAAACTCTACGCGCATATAAAACTTACTAACTCTAAAGAGTATCGATGTTTAGAGCTGTTATGGAATAAGGAGAGTAAGTGGGATCCAAGAGCTGATAACCCTAAGTCCTCAGCTTATGGCATACCTCAGATCCTTAAGATGAAAGAGTTAGATCCTTATAAACAAATAGACTTAGGCCTTAAGTATATAAGCCACAAGCACAAGACACCATGCAAGGCATGGGCTTATCATCTAAAGCATGGGCACTACTGAAATGGTGCATGGTCGCAGGGATCCACGCCTCACCCGCAAATACAAGGCACAACGCTTGGTAGTATTATCAAGAGATGGCTACACCTGTGTTTATTGTGGGCAGGA